GCAACTCAGGCAGCGGCCCTCGGGCCGCTGCCTGAGCGGTGGCGGTGCGTTTCTTCTTCATCGGCATATCCATGGTCGTCTATCCTCATGATATGCCCCGCACACAAAATCCCGGATAGGCCCGGCGTGGCTCGGCGTGTATTTTCTCCAGCCCCTGCTCTTCATCGTTCGGGACTATTTGCTTAATCTATATGTCCGCAAATTCGTGCTGACAGAAGAAGTCCATCATGCAATCCAGATGCGAGCCACGGACGTCTGGGCAATCAACACCAAAGGCAAGTCCGTCCAGGTGCGGGCTACGCAAACTGACACCACCTACTTCATCGACGGGCAGCAAGTTACGGAAGAGCAATACTCTCGATATACCCAAATGATGAACTTCCATAGAAGCCGCGAAGCGAAATCCGCCGAGTTGATCCGTGCCCGCTCATTTCAGCTCGAACGACTTTTCCGACACTACAAACAGGACGGCAAAAACCCGATCCCTGCATGGGAAGAGCAGGCCTATAAGCGCGTGAGCGCCAGCTATAACAAGAGCCTGGAGCAGAAGCGATACGTGCGTCAGCATCGCGTCGCTTCGCGTCGCTCGCCAAGGCCCGGAATCGGCCCCCAGAGGCGCTTCCAGCCTGCGGCGAAAGGGTGACGCGGTAGTGAGTCGCAAGCGACCTCTTTAGCGGGCAGGCGTGGCGGGGGGATGACCGCGCGCCAAGGGTGCCGGTGGCCATAAATACTGTATTCTTATACAGTGAAAAAGCCGTTCGCCTACCCGACGTCCGACCCGTTCCGTCCCCTGCCTCGGAAGACGGCCGCGGAGCTGCGCGGGCTGTACTGGCGAGCCCCTACCGCAGAAGCCCGAGCCCTGCTTTGGGAGATACACCGACTCCGGCGGTTGCTGCTGGGAATCCGCAACGGTCTGCTGCAAAAAGACGCCGCACCGATGCAGGAGCGCGTACAGTGGGCGATAGACGAGCTTGGGCGAGAACCTTGCGTAGCCGAGGCCGCGCCCATAGACCGCAAGAAGCAATACCAGGAGGCCATCGCAACGAATGCCGGGCACTGGGCGCATGACCGGCTCGCCGAAGAATCGGCGATCCAGGTCCAGCGACGAGAGAACAGAAATAGGTGTTGACGACTAGACCCAATGGGTCTATTATTCGTCTGTGGGTAGCGCAGTCGGCGCAGCCCCTCAACCTCAAGAGAGAGACCACATGAGCACTACCGCCATGCACGCCGCCGAGATGGACAAAATGCACGCTGAGATTGCGAAGCTGATGGCCGAAACCGGCAAGATCAACGCCGAGGCACGCAAAATCAACCGGGAGACCCTCTGGTATCCCCTGCTGATCGCCACCGGCCTGGTGGGCTCCATCGTGGCCCTCACCAAGCTGTTCCTCTAAGCAAGAAGCCCCGCGCATGCGGGGCTTTCACTTTGGCCACCATGAAAACGATTTTGAACTACTCGCCGCCTTCCATCGACGGGCTCGCGCAGCTGAAGGACCAGCTCGGCTACACCGGCGCCCAGATGGCCGATCTGTTCGCGCTCGGCGGATCGCACCAGTGGCGCAAATACACTGGCGGCCAAAAGCCGCGCGCCATGAACCCACAGATGTTGTTTTATGCCTGCGCCCAGCTGGAGCTGACTGCCGAGGACCTAGAACGCATTCATGCGCGCATGCGCGCTGTGGGCGCGCAGTTCTACTACGGTCCCGTGACTGACACCCTGCGCCGGATAGCAGAAGGCTCATCCGCGGATCCCGAATGAACGAGACCATCCACGGCGCGCGGCGCCGCGGTGCGCCTGCTCATGCGTCCGCGCCCTCGCCCGTGTCCACCACATAGGGCCGGAACCGAACTACCTCCATACCCAGCCAGTCGTTCAGTTCCATGAGCCGCACCTGAAGCGGCTGAATCTCGTTGCGAGCGAACACCTGGGTCGCCGGCAGCACGGCGCCAAAGCCGCCGGTGTTGCTCGGCACGATGCCCATCAACTGCGGCGGCACACGGTGCGCAGCCAGGATGTCGTCTCGCGTGACATTCTTGATGTTGAAGAAGTCGTCGCGCGCGGCGACCTCACTGATCGGTATGACCTGCACGCCGTCTTTCTTGCCGCCCGGCGCGTGGATAAACAGGTTGCGAAAATTGCCCAGGCCTCGGGCGCTGCGCATTGCTTGGCGGATGCCGTCCACGTCTTGTGTATTGGTCACCGAGTCCGACATGTACAAGATGAAACCCGCGTGAGATCCGTTGTTGTAGTAGCGGCGCCGGAACAGCGTGGCCGACTCGTTGAGCCAGGCGCTTTGCAGCGTGCTCAGGTATTCAGGCAGGCCATACACCTCCTGGTTTATGTCCGGCTCCTTCAGGTGCCATATGCTGCCCCGCTCGAACTCGTACTCGTCGCTGATCCCTGGCACGTAATAGAACTGACCCGTCTCTTTGCCCACGCGGGTGTACTTGGCGAGCGCGTGCCGCAGGGACAGCACGCGACCCGTGATGCTGCTTCGACGCTCGACATATCCGTTGCCGAAGGTGAGATAGTTCAGGGCGAGTTCCTTCACCATGGCCGCCGGCACCAGCGCGTTCGGCTCCAAGGTCGAAGCCAGCACATTGGCCTTGAAATAGATTGCGCTGCTGTGGTGCGTGCTGGCGCGAAAGCTCTTGGCCAGACCATGGAAGCTAACCGGGGGGTCGTACCAGCGGCCGTTGTCGAGGCACTCGATGTAGTCCAAGATTTCGCGCCGATCCATCACCGCCACGGGATCGTCGAACGTGAACGACTCCACCGACACGGGAGCCGTAGGCGCAGCAAGGGGGTTGCCACTGGAGTCAAGAAGCTGGGTCATCCGAATATCTCCACAGTACCCAGGACGGCGGTCCCGCCTTCCAAGGGTTCAAAGTCAAGGGCATGCATGCACGCCCAGGCAAGGTCAGCGTGGCCGGGATCATTTGCCCGGCCCGCGTCGTAGGTCACGTTGCGCCCGCTCGCGGTGAGCGTCTTTCTGATCGCCATAAAGGACTGCGCCAGGTCCGTCCAGCCCGCATCGAACTCCAGGCGCTTGTTGCGCATGACGTCGCCCGCCTTGAGCACCAGGCGGGCCTTCACTTCCGGCGAATAGGTGATCTGGCGCGCCGCGGGGAAAAACTGCTTCACCAACTGGTACACACCTTGCCCCAGGCCGGTCGCGTCAATGGCGATGTCCACCACGGCATACTGCAAGGTCAATTCGCGGACCTTTTCGGCCTGCTTGGCGAAGTCCATGCCGCGGAACTGGTGACGCTCCAGCACGCGAAACTTGCCGCCCGGCTGGCGCGGTAAGGCCAGCACCACGCAGCCAGCCGAATCCCCGGTTAGCGACGGGTCATAGCCGATGGCCACGGGGTGATAGGAATAGCGACGCAAGCCGAAGTACTCGACGTCGACCCACTCCACCATCGCATCGACCATGCAGCCTTGCAGCAAGGACAGCGGAAAAACCGAGGCGCTGTCATCGATAAACTTGCACATCAGCAGGTTTTCGAACTGGTCCGGGCTGTATTCGAAATTGCGCAGCTCGTCGATGTCGAAGAGGTTGCACCCGCCGGCCTCTGCGTCCATGATCGTGACGATCTGCCGCCAAACCTTATCGGCGCACAGCAACCCGCCATGAAGCGCACCGTGGTCAATGTCGATCAGCACCTGATCCTTCTTGGAGCGCCGCTTGTTGAACTGTTCGCCTGTCCACAGCGGGTATGCCTCGTGCGACATTGCGGACGGTGTGCTGAAGTACGTCTTACGCCATTGCTTATGCAGCGCCATGCCGCTGGCGACCTTGTTCAACTCGGTGAACTTCGGCACCCAAAAGAATTCATCGAAATAGAAATTTCCGTGATAGCTCTGGGCCGTACGTGCATTGGTCCCGAGGAAGTACAGATGCGCGCCATTGGGCAAGACAATAGGGTCCCCCTTGAGATCGACCTCCGCGGCCTCGCGGGCGAACTGCACGATGTACTGCTTGAAGACGTGAGCCTGCGACTTCGATGCAGATAAAAAGATCTGATTGCGCCCCGTGGTAATGGCGTCTATCAGGGCCTCCCGCGCGAAGTACCACGTAGCGCCGATCTGCCGGCTCTTCAGGATCATGCGCGTGCGCTGATCGCCCGCGCGAAACCAAACCTTCTGGTAATCGAACAGCGAGTCCTGGAATGCCACCAGAAGCTTGGCGGTCTGCTCTTCGCTGATGGCATTGCGCTCGGGCCGGCGCTTCGGTCCCGTATTGCGCCGCTCCAGGTTCGGGTTGAGGTCCGATTCCGTGCCGCCTTCCTCGTAGCGGCGCACGCGCGCGGTGCGCTCCAGCTGCCGCCCCAGGAGGTCGATTTCCTTGAAATCGCGCCCGTC